CCACCAAAAATTGGGTAGCATTATGAACGATTACCAAACCCTCATAGACATAATTGGCGGCGCAATCCTAACGGTGGCGGGGTGGCTTCTGCGTGAATTGTGGGGCGCGGTCAAAGAACTACAACGGGATTTGAATAAATTGGAAGCCAATATGCCAAAAGAGTATGTTCTCAAGGTGGATTTAGACCAGAGAATGAAGCATATTGAGGATATGTTCCAACGGATCTACGACAAACTTGACGGGAAGGCGGACAAGCCATGAGCACGACGACAACCAATCTCAGCCTGAACGAACCGTCTTATAACCAGACATCGCCAACGTGGGATCAGCCGCTCAATAACAACACCACGATCCTTGATGCCGCTTTCGGCAATACGACCTCTGTTGCGCTTACAAACTCAAACGTCACGCTGACGTCTTCACAACTGCAGGTCATGCAGGTCAAGTTTACTGGCTCAATCTCGGCAAACATCATTATTACCATTCCCGCCATCGGTGGCCGTTGGACATTCACAAACGCAACTTCGGGCGCTTACACCGTAACCATCGCATCTGCGGGGGCAGGGACAAGCGTTGTCGCTCCGCAGGGCTACAGCACGTTGATGTTCTCGGATGGCACAAACATCGTTCTAGCAGACGGCGGCGTCATTTCTGGCGGCAACCTTGCAACGCTTAACGTGTCAGGCAATTCGGTCCTCGGCGCTACAGGAACAACGACAATAAATGTTGGTGGTAAACTGACGCTTTCAACAACAACAAGTCAGGTTTCGCTTGCGCTAAACAACATTGCGGAGACCGTAACCGTTTCTGGCGTAGGTGCAACGGGAACAATCAACTACGACATCACCACGCAGTCGGTTCTTTATTACAATGTTGCTGCAACATCCAATTTTACGCTCAATTTTAGGGCATCAAGTGGCACAACGCTTAACTCTGCCCTTGCGGTTGGCCAAGCCGTAACGGTTGCTTTCCTTAACTCAAACGGATCCACGGGTTATTACAATAACGCTATCACGGTCGATGGCGCATCCGTCACGCCTAAGTGGATCAATGGTTCGGCCCCAACAACGGGCTATTCCAACTCAATTGACACCTACACCTACACGATCATCAAGACCGCTTCTGCTACCTATACCGTCCTCGCAACCCTTGCAAAGTTTGCATAATGCCTACAATTGGAACAGCGGGTGCCGCATCAGCTAGGGCTTTTGGGTTTACGGGCGTTGCAACGTCTGGCAGCGTAACCATAAGCACGTCTGGATCCGGCTCGTTTACTGTCCCATCTTACGCCAACTCAATTCAATTTGAACTTTGGGGCGCAGGTGGTGGCGGGGCTAACCCCGGCGGTGCTACAAGCGGCGGTAATGGTGGCACAGGTGGAACAACAACCATAACTCCTGCAGGATATGCGCTTATCGCTAATGGCGGTGGCGGTGGATCGTCTGCAGGTGGTGACCGTAGCAACGGCGGCGGCGGGGCAGGTGGGACTGCTTCTGGTGGTACAACTAATGGTACAGGTAACGCAGGTGGCACGGGATCCCGTGGTTCTCCTCCGGCTGGCGGTGCAGCGTATAATGGCGGTGCAGGTGGTTCTACCAGTGGCGTTGGTAGCGGAACATCGAGCGGCGTTGCAGGTTCTCCTCCGGGCGGAGGTGGTAGCGGATCGCAGTTTGACGAAGACATCAACAACTCGGCTAAGTCTTGGTCCACAGGCGGCGGTGGCGGTGGTGGTGGTTACACAACCCGTTCGTTTATTCCATCAACAGGCCCAAGCCCCGGCACTGTTTTGTCGTATACGGTTGGTGCTTCGGGGACAAATGCCAGTGCCGGTGGTGCAGGTGCCGTTGGCCAGTTAAGGATAACGTGGTCATGATATTTACTTGGACGTTTCCCCAATTTATTGTCAATCCAACGTCTGACGGTCTGACTAATGTGGTCACGGCCATTAACTGGATTTGCACTGGCACGGATGGCACGATTTCGTCATCTTCTTCTGGTACAGCAACCCTTGGAACGCCTAACCCTGCAGAGTTTGTGCCTTACGCTGACATTACGCAGTCTTTGGCATATCAGTGGGTTTCGCAGTGCATTAGTATGCCGGCGGTTGAGAGTGGAATCGCGCAGCAAATTATTGTATTGTCCAAACCGGTTGTGCAAACGCAAGCACCGCCATTTTAACCTAAGAGGGAAACATGGAAAATTTAGAATTAGAGCTAAAGCTAACCGTTGCTCACGTTAATACGGTTTTAAAGCATCTTGGCGCCGGTGTTTATGCTGAAGTTGCTGACCTTATTACTCTTCTGCACGGCCAAGCCAAACCTCAGATTGAATCTGCTGTTCCGGCAGCTCCTGCACCAACAGAAACTCCGACGGAATAATATGGATCCATTTACCCTCATCGCCGGCGCGACAGCGATCTATAATTCGATCAAATCCGCCGTCGATGCAGGGCAGGATATGATGGCGACTGCCGAAAAGGTAAGCAACCTCTTTGGCAAAGTTGGCCAAATTGTTACGATAGCTTCTACGCCTCGTAAGAAAAAACTGTTTCAATCGCAATCTGAGTTTGAGGCCGAGGCGGTCAAGATATACGCCGTCAAGGCTAAAGCCCTTGATATGCAACTTCAAGTAAAAAACTTGTTTGTCGGCCAATACGGTCCAGCAGCATGGGAAGGCATACAACGGCAGGTGATTGAAATGCGTAAGGAAGCGGCTCGTCAGGCGGCTGCAGCCTTAAAAGAACAGGAAGAAGCCCGTAAGGACTTAATTATGGTTAGCAGCATCGTGGGCTTTTTGGTATTAGGTATTGCTGCAATTGGTGTTTTTCTCATGCTAACGGTGAAATGACATGGATATCTTAAAGACTTTTGGACCATTAATTGGTTCAGTTGCCCCTACTATCGCTACCGCTCTTGGTGGTCCGGTCGCGGGTATGGCGGTCAAAGCTCTATCTGGCGCTTTGTTTGGTCACGAGAACGGTACAGAAGAAGACATTCAGGCGGCTTTGGCTAACCCAACGGGGGATCAGTTAGCGGCTCTTAAAAAGATCGACGCCGACTTTAAGACGCAGATGAAGTCGTTGGACATTGATTTGGAGCGTATTGCCGCTGATGACCGTGCTTCGGCTCGTCAAATGCAAATTGCAACACATGATTGGACGCCTCGCGCTATCGCCATCGTTGTGATCGTTGCTTGGGTGTTTATCCAGTGGCATCTGCTTAACAACACGATTCCGGCCGATATGCGCGAATTGGTTGCCCGTGTCCTTGGTACGCTTGATGCGGCCTTAACTTTGGTGCTTTCTTATTATTTTGGCGCTTCGCATCAACACACTTCTCCTCCAAAGGATGCTTCGTGAAAGAGAATTTCCCACAATGTTTTGCCCTCGTCCTTAAAAACGAAGGTGGTTACGTTGATAACGAAAAAGATCCTGGCGGGGCTACCAATTTAGGCTGCACCAAGGCAACTTGGGAGGCTTGGGTTGGCCACTCCGTGACTAAAGACGACATTAAGGCGTTAATGCCAAAAGACGTCATGCCGTTGTATAAGGCCAAGTATTGGGATACAATTAACGGTGACAATCTGCCGGAAGGCGTAGATTATGCCGTCTTCGATTTTGCCATCAACTCGGGGCCGTCCCGCGCAGCAAAAGCCCTGCAGTCGGTACTCAATACCAATCCAGACGGCCAAATCGGACCCACCACGTTACGCGCTCTTGAAACGGCAAACGCTCGTGAAGTTGCTACAGCGGTATGCGAAGCCCGACTAGCCTTCTTACAATCTCTGTCAACTTATGGTACTTTTGGCAAAGGCTGGTCCCGTCGGGTGTCAGAAGTCGAGCAAACCGCATTTAACATGGTGTAGACATGGATTATAACACCTACGTCCAGCAAATAGCGACAATGGCGGTTGTTCCCACGACGGACACCAACTTCCAAATCATTTTGCCCCAAATGATTAGCTATGCCGAATTGCGGATGCAGCGTGATCTTGACTTCTTGTCAACCCAGATCAGCAATTCGTCTTATTCCTTGACGGCAGGTAGTGGCACTTTAACGATCCCAACGTCTGCCTTTGTGGTCATGGAGACGTTTGAAGTTATTGATGGATCTGGCAGTTCTGCACCTTTGCTGCCTGTAACAAAAGAATTTATTCAAAATGTATACGGCACGGGATCTACCACTAGCTTGCCACAATATTTTGCTGTTTATGGCGGTGATTCGGCCACAACTGGTCTGACTAGTCAAAATATGATTGTCGGTCCTATTCCTGACCTCAATTACGCTATTCGTTTGACTGGGACCGTTCGCTCTGCGCCGCTTTCGGCTACGAATACCCAAACCTTTATATCCGTATATCTGCCAGATATGTTTATTATGGCGTCTATGATTTATATTTCTGCTTATCAAAGAAACTTTGGCCGGATGAACGACGATCCGCAAATGGCTCAAAGTTACGAAGGCCAATATCAGGCGTTGAAGGCAAGCGCCCTAATTGAAGAAAATAGGAAAAAGTTTGAAGCTTCGGCATGGTCGTCTTATTCGACGGCGCCGGCTGCTACGCCAAATAGGGGATAATCATGCCCCACAATACGATTAAGCTGAAGCCCGGCGTAGAAACCAACACAACACCTGCGTTGAACGAGGCAGCATACTCGTCGTCGTCTTTTATACGGTTTTTGCCAGAGCGTAACGGCTATGGGTTGGCTCAAAAGCTCGGCGGGTGGGTGGCCTACTATGCGTCATCAATCGGTTCCAAAATACGCGCACTTAAAGGTTGGGCAGACCTTAACGCCACGAACCACCTTGGTATTGGTGCCGAATCTTCATTGAGCGTTTTAACAGGCAATAACCTTGTTGATATTACGCCTCAAACGTCTGTAACCAATACCGCGCCCGTGTTTTCCACTACGTCGGGTTCAAATGTAGTAACCGTAACCGATAGCAATATCACAGCTTCCGTTTTGGATTACGTTACATATGTCACACCCGTAACCGTTGGTGGGTTGGTTCTCAACGGTCCTTACAAAATCCAATCGGCTGCGGGTACGCAATATTCAATTTACGCATCGTCTAATGCGACAGCAACCGCCAATACGTCTACCAACACCGTGGGCGGCTCATTTGTTGTAGGCAATACCTATGAGATTGTCTCGGTAGGTTCAACAAGCTTCACATCAATCGGCGCTGCAGCCAATACGGTCGGTGTTATTTTTACGGCCACCGGCGTAGGTTCTGGATCCGGTACGGCGCGTCTTGTTGCAGAATATGCTTTTGCGACAACAAGTGGTTCATCAATTGTAACCACCTATTTTGACAATCACGGGTTTAACGTAGGCGATTCTTTTTATGTTGGTGTATCAACAACAGTTGGTGGCATCCCGCTTTCTGGCCTCTATACCGTTCAAAGTGTTTTAACGACTAGCTCGTTTACGTTTGCGGCTGCAAATAGCGCGACGTCTACTGTTGGTCCAACTACGGCTACCGTCATTAATAGCGGGTTGGTGCAATCCACGTTTTACGTTGCCATCGGTCCTCAACCTTTAGGCACGGGCTTTGGTGTTGGCGGTTTTGGTGTGGGTGGATTTGGTGTCGGCACAACGCAGCCAACCGTCCCCGGCACTGCAATTACTGCTACCGATTGGACGATTGACAACTTTGGCCAAGACCTCATTGCCTGTCCCGCAGGTGGAGCAATCTATTACTGGGATCCAAGCGGTCAGCTTCAAAACGCGCAAATTGTTGGCGGTAATGGCCCATTGGTAAACAGCGGCATTTTCGTCGCCATGCCTGAACGTCAAGTTATTGCTTATGGTTCGTCGTTTACCTTGTCGCCTGATCCTATGCTTGTCCGTTGGTCTGACATAGAAGACTTTACCCAATGGGTAGCAACACCAACAAATCAGGCCGGGTCGTATCGCATCCCAACAGGGTCAAAGATTGTTGCAGGTATTCAAGGGCCACAACAGGGTCTTTTATGGACCGACTTAGACCTTTGGGCGATGCAATATATTGGGCCTCCGTTCGTTTACGGGTTTAACAAAATTGGATCAAATTGCGGCGCTATATCAAGGCACTGCACGGGTCAGTTGAACGGCGCTATCTATTGGATGTCGCAAAAGCAGTTCTTTATGTCGATGGGTTCCGGCCCTCAATCTATCCCATGCCCTGTGTGGGACGTGATATTCCAAAACATTAATACGTCATACCTTTATAAAGTTGCTTGCGGCGTAAACAGCCAATTCAACGAGATAACATGGTATTATCCATCCGCTTCATCCACTGAGAATGACAGCTATGTTAAATACAATACGGTTCTCCAACAATGGGACTACGGTTCTCTTGGCCGGACTGCTTGGATTGATCAATCTGTCCTTGGGTCTCCTATTGGTGCTGGGTCTGATAATTACCTATATCAGCACGAAGTAGGCAATGACGCCGCCAACGGCACACAAACTACCGCCATGCTGTCGTCCTTCCAAACGGGTTATTTCCAACTTAATGAGGCCGACAACTTGATCTTCATCGATCAAATCTGGCCTGACATGAAGTGGGGAACGTATTCTGGCAATCCAAATGCTACGGTAAAAATTACATTCTACGTCACCAATTACCCCGGCGATACGCCAGTGGCATATGGCCCTTATACGATGACGCAAGCCACAGAATACATTTCCGTTCGCATTAGAGCGCGTCTTATGGCCTTCAATATATCATCGAGCGATGTTGGTACGTTTTGGCGTTTAGGTGCAATCAGATATCGCTATCAGATTGACGGGAGGTTCTAATGGCATCACTTGACGATATTTTAACCACGCAGAAAAACGGTGTGCAGGGCATCAACGCTCTTAATCACACCACGCAAAATATTGCCGGCACGATCAACACATATGAAATCAGCACCGCCACATATTTTGCAACAACAATCGGTTGGGTGGCTAAGGTAAGCGTTATTGTCGCGGGTTCCACCACTGGAACCATATATGATGCCAATTCTGTTGGAACTGCCGTAACAGGCACACGTCTTGCGATCATCCCTAACACGGTCGGTATTTACACCATTAATATGCCCGTTAATAAAGGTATTGTTATTACCCCAGGCACAGGCATGATTGTTGCCGTATCGTATAGTTGAGGTCGTCATGCCATTAACCCCAGGTAAATCTCAAAAGACGATCAGCCACAACATTAGCGAGATGATCCAAGCCGGTCATCCGCACGATCAAGCTGTTGCAGCGGCATTAGATACGGCCCGTCATACCAAAGCCTTTGGCGGTCCTATGCCTAAATTTATGGAAAAATCTGTTAAACAGCCCAAGATGCCTCGGTTGTTTAGTGGCCCAATTCATAGTCCGGTTGCCGGCCGCACAGATCATCTACCTATGCACGTTCATTCCGGTTCTTACGTTATCCCTGCCGACATTATTTCGGCTATGGGTGAAGGCAATACGATGGCCGGATTTAAGGCTGCTAGAAGGATTTTTGGCGGCACTCCTTACGGCAGATCTGGAAGTGCTTATGGCGCAACTTCTGCACCTTATGGAATGGAAATGCCGCATAAGGCACATGGCGGAGAGGCTCACGCCGTACCAATCGTTGCCGCCGGCGGTGAGTATGTTATTCATCCAAGAGATGTGGTAAGAATCGGAAATGGTAGCCTTGAAAAAGGCCATCAAGAGCTTGATAAGTTTGTGAAAAAAATGCGTCGCAAGACAATTAAGACGTTACAAAAACTTCCTGGTCCAAAAAAGGATTAACAATGGCCGTTGAATTAAAAATCCGAATTGCTGTTCCAGATGATGTCCATGAAATCATGGACCTTGCATTGTCAGCTTGCGATGAAAACGGTTTTGTTGATCCTAATCCAAATAAACTTTTGGCCGAAATTTGGCCAGCTCTTCACCGTGAGCATGGATTAATTGGTGCAATTGGTGAGCCGGAAGGCCCGATTGAAGGTGTTGTTCTTTTGCGCGTTGGCGCAATGTGGTATTCTGACAGACCAGTTTTAGAAGAAAAAGCCATTTTTATTCATCCCGATTACCGTTCGGCCAAAGGTGGCAGGGCGCGTCAATTGTGTGAATTTAGTAAGAAGGTGGCCGATTCTTTGGGTATGCCGCTAATTATTGGTGTTTTGTCCAATCATCGTACTGAAGGCAAAATACGCCTTTACACTCGCCAATTTGGACCACCTAGCGGCGCTTTCTTTTTGTATGGCGCTCATACAGGTCAACATTCTATGACGGAGCACTGAGATGGGTGGTAAAACCTCACAATCAACAAATCAGGTTACTATCCCACCAGAAGTTCTGGCGCGGTATAACTCCGTCAACGCCCAAGCTCAACAAGCTGCTGGAACACCGTTTCAACAATATAGCACTAATCCAAATGCTTTTGTTGCGCCATTAACTGAGCAGCAACAGGCCGGTCAGGCAAACGTCAATCAGTACGCCAATGCTGCTCAACCCGCTTACAATGCGGCTTTGCAGGGTACTGCTCAAACTTTCCAAGGCTACAATGCCCCTAACTACGCCGCTGGCGTACAGGGCTACATGAACCCTTATTTGCAAAATGCGATGGGTGCTACAGCATCTCAATTGCAAAATATCAATCAACAACAGCAGCAACAATTGCTTGATATTTTGC